TTGAAACTGGAAAGTCCTGTTTCTTCTTTGGCAATGTTAAGAATATCGTCACCAATGGTTTTCTCGTCTTTACCTATCCAGGTGTCGTTCATGCGTCTTTATCCTTTCGTAAATCAAAATCAAGTGTTTCGCTTTTGATTGCGCCCAGTGGAGTAAATTCAAGGCAATATGTCCCGGCCGCGGTTTTATTCGCCTTCACGGACACAGGGTCAACCCGCGCGTCCTCTATCGCCACCCGCTCAAGTTCTCGTATCACCGCCTGGTCTTCGACTTCGCTGTCATTCAAAAATAGCGGCATAGAGCTCCCGGCTTTTTTGTCCCAGATAAGACGTTCCTTTACGATTTTTAATTCCTGGTCTATGTCCTGCGCGATACAGCGCGGCCCAGATACAAGGGCCGCGTCTCCGTCCGCGGTAAATACCATGTCATCCTCTATCAGTAAAAAATCAGTACCGTAATCCGTCATTTAATTTTCCCGATGTCGATAGTGTATCCCGAACCGCCTGCGACAACCGGAATCCCCTTTTGCACATCCCCGCTTCTAATTTCGTCGTTTATCCTTTTCGCGAGCATGTCGGCAAACCACCTATTATTACGGGGATTCCCGTCTGCGGCGTTCCACGCGTCCTCGAAAATCGCGTAAAGGTCATCCGCGAATATTTTGTCATTAAGGGGCATTTCCTGCCTCCGTTTCTTCACTCTCTAAAGGCACACACAATTTATCAAAGCCCGCGTTGTAATTTTGCGTGACAATCGTATTGTGTTTTCCCATCGTGTACCGGAGGAGTATCACACTCCCCTCCAGCAACACCTCAGCTCCGTCTTCGTTTTCAAGTATTTTTCCGTTGGCCAACGCGTGTAACGATTCCTCTGGCGTTAAATAAACTTTTTCCATGTCATGCCTCCATCAACGCGGTAAGGCGTTGTTTTAGTTTCTGTAGTTTCAACTTGTCAAAAGGGGACACTTTGTGCATTACAGGAGATCCTACCGTGATCATGTCGTTTACTTCCTGTATAAAATCGCTCAAAATCGTAAATAGACTCTCGCTCTGGTTTTTCTCGGAGAATTTATCCTCCCGTAGAATAAGCGTTGATTGGTCTGTTTTCGCGGTTATCTTTTTTTCTTCGAGTTTTATGCTTGAGTCTTTCCCCGTGTCGATTAAAATATATTTGTCTTTGGCGTTGATCATAAAAATCATACCGTCGCCGTCGGTGATAATAAATTTATCTTTCGCGAATTCATCGCTTTCGTATTCGTCTCCCCAGATACCCGATACATACGGGTACGCGGGGTTCCAGTTCAAAAACTCAATAATGACTAATTGTCCCTCCGGAGGGATGGCGTACACGCCGCGTTTTTTCTTCGTGGCCCAGAGCGGCGACAGAGGAACCTCGGATATTACCTGTTCTGTATCTTCAAGGGTTCCCGATGTCACCACGCGGACGTCAACGGAATATTTTGTCTTCCCGCTCCCCTCGTGGGATTTAAGGACACGGGCCAGTACGGGAGCCGCGCGGTTTGGGAGCAGGGTGTCAAGCAAGTTTCTAAATACATCGACCGCTTTCATTATTCGCCTCTCACCCAAAACTTGATCCGCGATTTTGTCTGCGCGACAAATAACTCCGTGCGGAATGTTTTAAGGGCCGCTCCGTCAACGGTAATATCCCGCGAGTGGCGAAGAGGGAGCGGCAACGTTTCTATCCACGATTCGCCTTTATGAATAATATTCTTCCCTGTTTCTAATTTGTACACTTCGCCACTTTCATTCTTCGCGCTGTCCTCTATCGTCCCAAACCTAAACACGTTCTCCGCGTCAAAAAAATAATAAAGGTCGTGATAGCCATGCGCGGTAAGCGCGTCTATTAAAAGGTCTACGCAATTTTTCACCGTTATCGTGTCCGTGGAAAACCGCGCGAGTTCCACTTCCGGACAGGTGATTTTTTTGTTCGCAATACCCGCGGCGGAAAGCACGTCTTCCAGAATTGCCTTGGCTTTTTCTTTCCGGTATGCCGGAGTAAAAACACTGTCCACAAGTTTTTTGTAATCGTCGGTTAATAAGAGTTCCCTCCGCGCGCCGTGGACATGCGCGTCATAAATAACACCGGTAAAATAAAGGTTTTTTTCCTCGCCTGACACGAGGTTAATCACAATAGGATCATCCGCGTTGCCTTCGGTGGCGTCCTCTGGATACGATAGTTTTGCGAGAACCTGGGGCTGTCCCCGGCTTGTAAAAAGCGAGAACGACACAGGACGGCGTTCCACTACCGCGCCTCCGATTAGGACTTCCAAAACCGGGTACTGTACCATGCTACTTAGAGACATACCGCGCCCCCACTTCTCCAAGTCCTCCCCGGTCTTTGGCTCCCACCATTTCCGCTTCCACATTTACTTCCGCTTCAGGCGCGGCATTTTGCATATCAATTTGCCTACCCTGGCTTTTACCCGTGGTACTGTCGTATTCGTCAAACTCAAGCGTGCAGGTAATTATCTGTTTCGCGCGGTTTTCGCTTGATTTAAGGGAGTTAAATACAAACTGTTGTATCCCCCAGGCCGCGGTCTGCAACGTACTAATCGTGTATATTTGCGGTTTCCCGTCTTTCACTTTTTTGAAGGTCGCGGCGATTTCCGAAAGGCAATCATAGCGAGTAATGTTTTTCGTCACGCTTGTATTGGTGACCGCCGGTATGTCAACAAGGATAAGCGTCACCGTGACATCCGCGTCGCTCCACCCGTGAATAACTTTTACTTTGCCGCTCATCCCTTCGCGCCCCACATCGTCAGTAAGGAGACTCGAACTTACCTCTACCGATTCAAGGATTCCGGGGAGCGGTTTTACTTCTTCCCCGACGACTCCAATCGTGATGAGTTCGTCCGCTCCGGGAGGACGGAGAATCATACGGCCGCCTCCAAAGGAATATTGGCCGCGTTCATAAGAATACGCACAAAATCAAACGCGCTTGTTATTTCTTCCGCGTTAACCGAAAGATTTTCTATTTTTATGGTCACTGCCTGATTCCGTTCCCGGCTTTTTATTTTCTCGCGCGGAACTCTCGCCACCTCTACCTTTTCAGGCATCGCGAGGTTCCTGAGTTCCGGGATGTCCGTGTCAGGGGAAAAGGACGTCGCGGTTAAAGGCGTTTGTCCAAGACTTCCCGCGAGAAACGCGCTCCCCGCGTTATTAGACGAAACTGTCCTTATTGTTTCCGTACTCGCCGCCATCGGAATACTTAGCGGTGTCACCACGGGCGCGGGAACGCTTGCCGGAGCGGAAAATACTGGCGGAGTCACAACAGGACTCTTCGCGGCGGTGGATGTCACCGTCCCGCTTACCGCGGGAACGCTCATCGTGACAGGCGCGATCTGGACGGTCTTAGAGAGCTCTACCTGTCCCATCTCCACGGTATCGCCAAACCAGCCTTTGACTTTTCCGACAATGCCGCCGACCACATTTCCGATTGCGCGGAAAGGAGCTGTAATTATGTCTATCACCGGGCGGAGCCACTCGACAAAACCAAGGACTACGCCTTTGATATTTTCCCACACGCCAAAGAATAAATCCTTCACCCACATCCACGCGGAGGCGAACGCGCCCGTGACGCTATTCCACACTCCGCTAAACCAGTTTGCGACGTTTGCCACAAGACTTGTGATATTGTTCCACAGGGATACAAAAAATGACGACACGCCGTTCCATACGCCGACAAACCAATTCGCCGCGCTTGCTAACACGCTGGTGATACTGCTCCACGCGCTGGAAAATGTTTCGCCAACCTGTACCCAGAGCCCCGCGAAAAACGCTTTTATCGTATCCCAGTGTTTTATAATAAGGAGCGGTATCCCGACGAACGGCATAAATACCGCGACAGCTCCAAGTACCCAGCTGGACACACCAGCGAGTGTGTTCCGTATCCAGTCAAAGGCCGCGCTAAAAGCTCCAGTGATTTTATTCCAAAGATTTACAAAAAAGGCCGACACCGCGTCCCAGTGTTTAATGAGTAAATACGCGCCCGCGGCAAGAAGGGCGACTCCCGCGACCACCGCGAGAATAGGCCAGGTAGCGGCCCAGACAGCTCCGGCTGTCGCCCACATCGCGCCGGCGAATCCTACTTCGGCGGCGGTAGCGGTAAAGGTAGCCGCGGTCTTGGCAATTAGTGGGCCTATCATTCCGGCTATAGCTCCGCCCGCTTTTTTTAGGGGACTCAAAAGTCCGCCAAAGGTACTGCCGAACAGTTTCGCAAACCCTCCCGCGTTTTGCAGGGTTGAGGTAAGCATTACAAGCTGTGTCACCGTGTTAAGCGCGCCGGAACCCATATCGAGTATGCTTTTTGCGCTTAATCCTACCACGGCGGTAAGTCCCCGGAAAAAGCCGCCCACAGGACTGGACATAATCGGGGAAGCAACATGGGTTAAAAACCCCGTACCCATGTCAACAAAAAAACCTTTTATCGCGTTGATGTTGCCGCCAATTTGCGCCTGGAGTGAATCAGTGGCGGCATTTAGTCGCGCCACTTTACTTTCGTACCCTTCCGTCTGTATCGCTTGCGCGGCCGCCGTGACGCTTGAGCGTAACGCCTCGCCGAATTTCGCGGAGAAGTCTCGATACCCGTCTCCAAGTAACGCGGTAGCTCCCTGTAAGGCCATCGTCGACCCCAGGGCTTTTGCCATCGCGTCCTGGCTTCCGCCTACGGATTTTTGAACAATGTTAAGACTTTCGACAAGCCCGTACTGTTTGAGCATCGCAGAGCCTGATTCTATGCCGATTGAGCCGAGCGCTTTTATAAGCGTTTCGTTCGGATTGAGCAGAGCTGTTTCTGCCGCTCTTAATTGCGTCGCGGCTTCAGACGCGGAAGGCCCTTGTGTCGTGATAAATGCCAGAGCCGCGCCCACCTCGTCAAAGCCGACACCGACAGACGCGCTGACTCCTGAGACTTGGCTGAACGCGCCTATAAATTGCTCCATGCTTCCGACGCCTTGCCCCACCGTTTGGGTAAGGACATCGGACACAAGAGTCGCGTTCTCCGCGGCGCGTGTCGCGTTACCGCTCGCGAGGCCATAGGCGTTCATAACGGACACAAGGCCGTTCGCCGCGGCTCCCAAATCCGCCTGTCCGGCTTCCGCAAGCAACACCGCGCCGTGTAATATACCAAGGTGACTGGCCGCGTTGTCCACGCCTCCGGCAATATCGTTCATCGCATTAGCAACGCCTAAAGGCCCGGCGACAGTGTTTTTTCCAAGTTTCAATAACTCGTTTCCAAGCGTTTTGATCTCCCCCGCGCTCGCCCCAGTGATCGCCTGGATATTTTTCATCGACGACTGGAAACTTCCGGCAAGGCGTGACGGTTCGTCCATGAGAGAGGAGAGCTTTTGTCTAAAGGGATCGGTGAGGCTTGTGGCCATCGCGAGGTCGGCGGCAAGGCGGTTCATACTCTGGTTCTCGTTTATTTCACCGAGCGCGCTTTTCATCCCCGCGAAACTTTTTTGCGCGCTCGCAAAGCCGGAGGAGAACGCGTCCTTAAACTGTAATGTTATCGAACTAATAAAGTTCATTTGTCACCCTTAAACGCCCTTACTATAGCTTCCTGTACTATGCCCACTTCAAACTCGCGCATGACGCGGGCCTCCTCCGTCTTTGCCGCAAGCTCATCAATACTTAAGCCGGAAACATCCTCGCCAAGAAACCGCCTTATAAAAAGGCGGGTGAGCGAAATATTGTTTACAGCTTTTTCTTTGTGGCCTGCGCGTTTGCCCCGAAAAAAGGATGGATAACTCCATCAATAAACTTTCCGTAGGCGTTGGGATAATCCCGAATCCTGTCAATCACAGATGCCGCGTCCGGATGCACAATAAGAGACTGAACCATGTTAAGGTTCGCGGTCAGTGCTCCGGTTGTTTGGACGTTTTTTATATGCGCTTCCACGTCGGCGGTTTTCGGTTCGCGGAAAATAAATTCAACCGTGTGCGGCTTGTCATCCACGTCGGTAAAACTTATTTCACCCTGGTACACCACGCCGTGTTTCTTTTTGAGCTCGTCAATTTGCGCCTGTTCAATTTTCATAAAATCCTCCAAAAAAATAATTTGGGTTGTTCGATAACCTTCAGGTTTCGAACAACTTCCGCTTAGAAAAAGCAAAATACGTCGGACGCGGACTTTTAGTCCGATTAGTCCGCGTATTTTGCAGGACTTTTTTAATAACTAACCGAGTTATTAAAAAAGTCCATTAAAGATAAGGTACGCTCGCCGGAACGCCGTTACTTACGATGGGAGCTGTTATCGCGCCGTCAAGAGACACCACAAGGTTCGTGTCTCCCTTCGCGCCTTTGAAATTGCGCTTGGTGAAATGTACCAGTAGCTCGTCTTGCGTCGTCGGCTGGCCCGCGTTACCGTAACTGGCGATAATCGGAATAGGCGGCATATTGTAAAAGCCGCCGGAAGTCCCAGCGTACAGGTTGAGTTTGTCATACTCCATTCGCTGGAGTTCGAGTTTACACGTCCCCTTGTATTCCCCGCGGCCTATGCCGAGCGGCAGGTTGTTACTGCCGTTAATCACCTCGTCACCTTTTTCGTCCCCGTAGTCGATACTTTCACAGCCGAGCGTAAGGCCCGTGGGCAGTTGTAGCTTTATTGACTCAAAGTCATAAATTACGCCGTTGATCATTTACTAACCTCCTAATAAACGCGGGTGAATACCCGCGCGTAAAATCGAACGCGAGCGTTAGCTCGCGCGGCCTCCTTCGAGAGCCGGATTGAGAAAAGAAATTTCGTTTTCGATGTATGACGTTTTTCCCAGCGGTACGATTCTGATTTTCGTGCGGAGCGTGGAAGTCGAAAGAATGTTCTGGCCTTCCGGGACGACCACGTACCCATCCGTAATCTCTTTGTCCGCTTTCATAGTCCGCAAGGGGCTCTCGCTTTGCGCGATAAACATCGCAAGCCCTTCAGGGGAACCGTCAGCTCCTATCTGCGTCACGTCGTTAAGATAAAAAAGCTGCGCGCTCCGTATCTGGCGGCACGCTTTATCCATGACGCGGCGGCGTTCCACGAGGTTGTAATCGCTCCCTTCCTCGCTCATCATTTGCCCGGAGGTAATGTAGATTCCGGTGAGGCCGGTAATTTTCCGTACCGTCACATACCCTGTGTTTTTCAAAGTCTCGATATGCCCATCGTTAAGGCCGTCAGGTTTTATCGCGGTTGCCGCCTTGATACTTCCATAGCGTACCGCGTCAGGCCCCTGATGTACTCCGCGCTGGGCGAGCATCCCGGAGTACACGCCTATCATTCCCCGCGTGTCCACTTGCCCGTTTGAGTCCGCCTCTTCAATCCATCCCGCGCATACCTGTAAGCGCGTAGACGTGATAACTCCGCGCTCCGCTTCGGCAAGAGAAGTCACATACTCGTCAACCGATTCCGCGGTAGCCTTGTACCGCGCCTGGGCCACAAAAAAGAGATACTGGTATTTTGATTCCGCTCCTTCCGCTTTTACCGCGAGCGCGGCCCAGAGGGGAGAAGAGGAAACTCCGGCGATTGCTATCCACTCGATGTCAGGCTTTGCGTCAAGGATTTTATCCACCGCTTCCAGTACCTCGCCGTTCGTGGCTTCAGGCGCGGTCGTGGTAAACGAAAAAAGGTCTCCCACTTTGAATCCATCCGCGCCGGGATTAAATACCAGCGTAAGGCCGGTTCCGGGGATTTCGTATTTCCCCTCTCCGTCAGGCGTCGTGATAATCTTCCCCGCGTTGCCGTCAATCGTCACGCGGAAAGACGCCTCATTGAGTCCGCCGTCCGCGAAAATTTCCACTCCCACGTCGTATTCATTGCGCGGATTCCCGGTGACGCTTACCACGCCGCTTCCCTCGTTCTCCACTCCGCTTGTGACGGCGGAAACCGTACCGGGAACGCTTCCAGAAAGCGCGATAACTTTGACGCTGGTCTTGGCGATGGAAAGAGAACTTACCACAAGGTCGCGGAGGGGGCCGTCCCCAATAGCGCCTTCCACTTCCTCCGGGTCAACAAAGGTTAAGATTCCGTCTGACGGAATCGCGGCAACGCCCACGGCCGCGAAGTTGCCTGTCGCGCTCGCCCCCTGTACGCCCAATGCTCCGTCTTTAATGGTGTTTTTAATATCAGGTAACGCCATTTATTTACCTCCAATAGGCGAGCCCAAAAAATCCTTTACGGCTTTTTCAAATTCGCTTTTTTCAACTTTCTTCCCCGCGGCCCAGCCTTTAGACTGTCTCACCGCGGCGAATACTGGCGCGGATATTTTTAAGGCTTCCGCGTGTGCTTCTATCGCGCAAAACGTAGGTACGTTTCCGCTGGCCGAATATTCCACCTGCGGGAATTCCCCGTACTCATCTTTTCTTGACACTTGAATCTCCTCCATTGTTCAAAAACTTTTAGCCTTGAGGCGCGAACTCTCCCTCAGGTTCCACCACCTTGATTGTGGGAACAGGCGTTTCTTCTGTCGCCACAGGAACGCTAAACTGTATTTCCGCGACCGAAAGATAAAGCTTATTCACGTTGTCAACGAAGTCCGAATGTTCCTCGGTTTCGATCACAATAAGCCCCTGGAATCCGTCATGCTCCCACTTCCGCGGAATCGCGGGGAGGATGCGGCTGAAAATCTCATCCGTCTCATCCTCGCCTTCAGCCCAGACGCGAAGCAGAATCGGCAGCATACGCTTACCGCGCACGAACCGCTGTTTCCAGATTCCCTCTTCCTCATCCGGATACCGGATCGTTTTTGATTCGCGGTCATCGAACTTGCCGGGGTTCGTGATAAGCGACACTAAAGGCCACTTACGGCTCATCCTCGCGTGTTGTTCTTCCGCCATAGAGCGGACTATCGTCACGTCCTCGATACAGGAGGAAACGGCGTGTTGCAAAATGTCTTTCGCTTCTTTTATCATCATTCCGCCGCCATTCCGAGCGCGTCTTTAATCGCGGGGTCGTCAAAAAACTCCCGCTCAAAATCTTCAGGCACGCCAAGATACGGACGAGAGGGAATATCTGATCCCGGATGATGAACCAGCTTCCGGCAGATACCCAGAAAAGAAAGGGCCTTCATGTTGCGCGCTTTTATCACGTGCGGGGAAGTCTTTCCTCCTTCCTGGTGAATCCGCGCGTACACAAGGTTTGAGCCTATAATCACCGAACCGTCCGGAAACGCGTGAAACGAAATTGACTTCTTGAGTATTCCGCGCTGTTCTAAAAGTGGGCGCTTAATGCTCGTATCCTTACGAGGCGCCCACTTCTCTCCAGTTGCGGGGTTGGCTTCTTTCGCAAAGGCTTCTTTACTTACCTTTTGGAGCGCGAGTCCTCCCGAACGGGCGATTGCCTGGAGCGCGGGCATGGACGCCCTGTGTAGAGCCGCGATAATATTGTCGTATTCGCTGTCAAGTGTGACCCCAATACCCGCGCCCGCCATTTAATACCCCCGCAAATCCAGTTTGGGACTTGTCTTTGTTTGTACGTTCCCGCCGGGCGGAGAGGACACGGCTCCACTCTCGCCCCCATATCCGGGTATCACAAATTTTCCTTCCGCCACTTTAGTCAAATACTGCCGCGCGATTTTCGCTTGATCCAACACCGCCTTCCCGCCGGGGTCGCTATCCAACACTCCGGCGGAAAGCACAAGGTTCGCGGACGCGATGTCAATGCAATATTTTTTTACGTTCGCGGGCGTCCCTTTAAGCGGCACGTCATAACCGCCCGATAAGAGGTATCCGTCAATCTCGGCTCCGGCGTCCGTGATGGCCCTGTCTACCGTGTCAGGGTTAAGACGCGACCAGCCCGCCACGCGGTCTTCGCCGTAGGCCGCGTATAAATCGTCTGTGGTACAGTACGACATGTCCACCTCCAGATACTTTTGTGTGGACGCGGCGGCAACAGTAGTTGCCGAAACCCCCACGCCGGTTCCGACAAAAAATACCAGCGCAAAAAATAAAAAGAACTTTTTCATTTTTGCCCTCCTAAAAAATAGTTGTGGAGTTTTCTTTTATGAAAACTCCTAATATAAATTCCCTAAAGGGAATTTATAAAACGTCCTTAATCGTGTAGACGAGTTCCGGCGCGACCACAAGTTCGCACACGTCTTGCGCGACCTGCACGTACTCACCGCCGAGGATTCCGCCGTCTTCCTCGTCCCATGTCCTCACGACCCAGCCCTGGCCGTCCGCCTCTTTGTAATTTACCGAGAGCGTTTTTCCCGCGCACGGTTCGTCCCACACGTCGCTTACATACGCGAGTACCACGTTGTTCTGCCAGATACCGGACAGCGTGACATTCCCCGCGGCATTGCGCTTCCCGAAATCCGCTTTGCCTTTGGCGATTACCACACGGTCAATACGCCAGAGCTTGGCAAGGTTCGCTTCGTCAACTTTTTTGATAAGGTTCGCTTCGCCGAGTTTGTCGAGGAGGCGCGGGTGGTACTCAATCGCGTCATACACCGCTTCGGGAATTCCGATAAAATTCGGGCGGATAAACAGTTTTCCGATTGCCTCTTTTACGGCTTCATCGGGATCGCCTCCAGTCGTATCGGAGGCGGAACTCCATTTATTGGTTTTCCCTTTCCCCGATCCGGAGAGCGCGGTCGATCTTCCGGAAAGACCGAAAATCGTGTCG